CGATCCGTCGATGAAGTCAGGCGAGGACACGGCCGATGGTTCCGACCGCAAAAAGCTGTCGAAATATCTCGGCCGCGAGGTCAATCTCGCGCGCACCAATAATCTCGACAGCCGGCACCAGGCCATCAAAGACAAGATGGTGATTAAGGCCGGCAAGCCGATGATCCTGCTGGACCCGTCATGCGTGGTGCTGCGCCGCGGCTTCAACGGTTCGTATCGCTACCACCAGATCAAAAATCAGGGCGCCACCGATCGCGGCTCGATCGCCAAGGATTTCAGCACGCACATCATGGACGCTTTGATGGCGGCGGCGCTGGAGTGCGGCAGCGCGGTCACGCGCAAGCGCAAGACCGATCGCCAGCAGGAGCTCATGGAGGCCCGCCAGAAAGCGCGCTCCACGGGCCGCTACAACCCGCACCACCGGGCGGCGCGGTGAAACCGCTCGCCGCCAGCCCCGACCTCATCCGCCATGTCGTTTTGACCATGCGGGCGGCGAGCGCGATCGAGATCTTCGGCAACAGCTTCGTGCCGGATCGCGCGGCGCTGGCGCAAATGCTGATCGCCGCCGCGCCGAGTATTGTTGGCCTCGCCGCGCTCGCCGACGATCCGGCCTATCCTTCGGTAGTGGTCGGCGTCCTGCCGGCGGCGCCCGGCCGCGGCAGCATGATTTTCGTCGCCAATGATGGTTTCCCGGCGATCGCCGTGCCGGCGCATCGCTGGTGGCATCGCGTTTTTGTGCCAGGCGTGATGGCGCAATTCCGCCGCGTCGAGTTCACCGGCGCGGCCGATCCGGCATCCGGCCGCTGGCTGCGCGGCCTCGGATTTACGTGCGAAGGCATTGCCCGCGCTTACGGCAAGGACGGCGAGGATTTTGGTCATTGGGGCTGGGTCCACACAACTTGGCGCTCGGCGATTGACGTGCCGCTGGCGCGAGTAGGTTAGCCCCTCCAGCACTCGATCAGGGGCAGCCGGACCATGTGTAATATCGGCAACGCAATATCGCGATGGTTTACCCCGCCCGGCACCGGCGGCGCCCAGGCCGCGGTCGAACAAGCCGCGGCCGATGCCCTCGCCAGCAAGAAACAAGCCGCAGCCGATGCCGCCGCCGCCACCGCCGGCGACAGCGAAGCGGCCCGCCGCGCCGCTGAAAGGAAACTGCGCCAACAGCTTTCGTCCGGCGGCTTTGCGCAATTCACCCAAGGTACGCCGACTGTCGGTTACCGCCAGGCATACGGGTCCTGATGTACAGCCGCGACGATCTCGACAAGGATCACGAGCGCCGGCGCGGTATCCGCCGCCGCGAGGAGCCGACATGGCGGCAACTCGCCGAACTGTTCCGGCCCGATGACGTCGATTTTGAGTTGACCGATCGCAACCGCGACGACGCCGAACTGTTCGACAGCACCGGGCTCTATGCCGTCGATACCTTCCAGGGCGGCATCTTCGGCCAGTTGACCAACCCGGCCAACCGCTGGTTTGAACTCACGTTGCAGGACGAGGATCGGGCGCGCTACCGGCCGGTCAAGGATTGGCTCTATCGCGCCACCAACCTGCTGTATTCGTCGCTGTCACCCGGCGTGTCGAGTTTCTACACCCAGGTGCCGGCGTGGTTTGCCAATCTCGGCGTGTTCGGAAACGGCTATTTCAGCCAGATCGAAATGCCCGGCGAGCAGTCGATCAGCGACCGCGCCCACGCGGTCGGCCAGTGCTACGTCGAGCGCGATGCCATCGGCCGCGTGTCGGATTTTGACCTGCGCTACAAGCGCACCGGCAAGCAGATCGGCAATTTTTTCGAGCGTGGCGATTATGATCCGCTGCAACTGCGCGAGGACGGCAGCTACATCGTGGTTCATACGGTCTGCCGCAACCGGGCCTACAAGCAGGGTCGCATCGGCGCGCAAAATCTGCCGTATCTGTCCCACTACTGGTCGCCGGATCTCAAATCGCTGTGGCGGCCGCGCGGCTATTGGGAAATGCCCTACCACGCCATCGGCTGGAACACGCGCGACGGCCGCGATTACGACACCGGCCCTGGGCACAACGCGCGGGCCGACGCCGCCACGCTCAACGAAATGGAGCGCTCCAGCCTGGTGGCGCACCAATTTGCCGCCGAGCCGCCGATCCTGGTACGCAGCGAAACAGCGTTGACCGCCGCCGACATCGTGCCAAACGCCGTGCTCGACGGCTCGGTGAGCGAGAAGGGCGAGGCGCTGGTTAAAATTCTGGAGCGCCAGCAGGATTTGCGCGGCGTCGAGAGCAAATCGGAGCAGAAGCGCAACGCCATGCGCGCGGCGTTCTACTACACGCTGATGCAATTGGTGCAGCGGCCACAGATGACCGCGACCGAATTTCTCGGCTTCCAGTCCGAAATGCTCAAGCTGATGGCGCCCAATCTTGTTCGCATCCAGCACAACGGCCTGTCGCCGTTCATGGCGCGGCGCTTCCGCATCATGCAGCGCAGCGGCCAGCTCGATGCCTTTGTCGGGCCGCCACCGCCGGAACTGCAAGGCCGGCTCGATATCGAATACGTCTCGCCGCTCGCCAAGGTGCAGAAACAGGCCAAGGCGCAGGGCGTGCTCGGCTGGGCCAATGAAATGGGAAAACTCGCGCAAGAATATCAGCAGCCGGAAATCCTCGACAACGTGGACGTCGATGTGATCGCGTCCGTCACCGCCGACGCCATGACCGAAGTGCCGTCCGTGGCGCGCGATCCGCGCGTGGTGGCACAGATCCGCCAGGGCCGCGCCGCGCAGCAACAGCAGCAAGCGAAGGTCGAGCAGGCCGGGCAGATGGCCGACGTCATCGCCACCATGAGCCACGCGCAACAGGCCAAGACCTTGGCCGATAACCGCGGCGCGCGCCGATGATCGGTGACCTGAAAATTCAGCCGGTGATCTGGTTTCGTGAGGCGTGGCTCAGCATTGCCAAGCGCCACGCGGTGCTCAACGGCTATCGCGGCATCCACAAATACACGCTGGCCGATATCGCGCTGCGCGGAAATCTGTACTCGGCGCCGCGCCGCATGGCCGGCGATGTATTTCGCGACGGCGTGAACGAAGGCCGGCGCTTGATGGCGCTGGAAATCGTGGAGTTGGCTGGCGTCGATCACGACACGCTGCATAGTTTGATCGAAAGTAAACCCAAGCAGGAGCAGTGACCATGAACATGCTGAGAAAATATTTGTTATCGGGCGCGGCGTTCGATGCGGCCAATGAGGCTGGCGGCGGCGGTGCCGGCGATGGCAAGGGTGGTGCCGGCGACGGCAAAGGCGCGGGCGGCGGTGCCGGCGATGGCAAAGCAGGTGATGGCGGCCCGTGGTATGCCGCGCTCAAGCCCGACGCCGACGCGACCAAGTTCATCACCGATCGCAATTTCGGCGATTTCAATACGCTGGTAAAATCGGCGATCAACTCCGACAAGATGGCGAGCGCGCGCAACGTGCTGGAAAAGCCTGACCCGGCCAAACTCGCCGATTGGAACGGCTGGAAGGATCTCGGCTGGGAACCGGATGAGGCCAAATATAAAATCGCCGATCCGGCCAAGGTCAAGGAAGGCATCATTGTCGATAAGGGCTTGCAGGCGGCGATCGCGAAAAGCGCGCACGCGCGCCGCGTGCCCGTCGCGCAGGCGCAGGGCCTCTACGACGATATGTTCGGCTACTTTACCGACCTGATCGACCAGGCCGCCGTCAAGGGCGCCAAGTCGCAGACCGAGTTGCAAACCGCGCTCGACACCAAATGGGGCGCCGACAAGCAGCGCAACGTCGAGTTGGCCAATCGCGCCGTGGCATTTTTCGGCATCGGCACCGATGAGCGCAGCGCGATCGAGAAAGGCATCGGCGGCCCACGGCTGACCGAGCTATTCCACAAGATCGGCAGCATGATCGGCGAGGAGGCCCTGGTCGCCAACACCGGCGGCGGCGGGATCGGCGAAAGCGCAGCCACGCTCGATGCCGAACTCAAGAAGCTGGAAGGCAGCGCCGATTTCAAAGCCGCGCTGGACGATCCGCGTCACCCGCGGCGCGACGATCTGTTCGCGCAGCGCCAAGCCCTCATCAACCGTTTGTCCGCCGCGCAAGCGCGCAAGGCGGCCTAGCTGCACCTGAACTGAACAAGGACCAAACGGAGAAGTGCCATGGCGAAGAACCGCGACAAGTCGAAAAAGAAAAGCGTGCTGCCGGAGCCGGTGCCCGGATCGATCGAGGCCATTGTGCGGGCGTTGAACGTGAATTTTTGCAGCGCGTTGCCGGAAAATGCCCGTCACGGCGCCTATGAGACGGTCGAGGGCGACCGTTTCGACGGCAAAATTTACGAGGTGCCTGATGGCGTCTATCGCGTCGCCGGCTCTGACTGGCTGCTCACGCTCGAGGGCCGGAAATTCGTGGCGGCGTCGCGTGCGCAGCCGCCGGAATTTGGCGGCAAGGACGTGATTGTTATCGGCGGTTGACGCGCATCAGTCCGCGTTAGCTTGCTTGCGTGTTTCAAGGAGAGGGCCGCGCCAGAAAAGCTGAAAAGCGTGGCGCGGCCCGGCATCCGCCCGTAACCCGCCGTTCTCCTGGCGGGGCCGGCTGACCCGCGCGAAAGTCGCGCCGCCGATTGCAGGCGTTAAACGATAGGCGGGGCCGCTGCCTCTGCGCAGCCGTAACCCGACCGGAACGAACCCCTTGAACTTCATCGTTTCGATCGGAGGCCCATCATGGGACCCATTACCGACGCACAAAAACTCACCTTTCAGAAAAACATGGATCTCGCGCTGCAACAGACCCGCAGCAAGCTCGAACCCGCGTTCATGTACTTCACCGGCCTGTCCGGCCGGCTGATGCAGATGATCGAACTCTACGGCTCGCACAGCGCGATGAAAAATCTCGGCCGCAAGGCCGATACGCCGGATATCGATGCACAGGTCGAGCCGGTGTGGGTTGCGCCGACGCAGCTTGCTGACGGCCATCTGATGGAACTTGAGGACGCCATCAAGAACGTCATGGATCCGCAGTCCATGTTCATCAAGGTCATGGCGGCGGCGATGACGCGCGGCAAGGACGAAACGCTGCGCGACGCGGTATTTGGATCGCGGCGTATCGGCCAGGATGGCGGCACCACGTCGGCTTGGGCGGGCGATACCGTGACGGTCGGCATCGGTGCATCCGCGACCGACGACACCACGGCCACCGGCTTCAACGTGCGAAAGATCATGCGCGGCATTCGTCTCATGCAGGCGCGCCAAGTCGATATCGACAGCGAGCAAATCTTTGCCGAAACCAATGCGCAAGGCATGGAGGAGCTCTATCGCGATCTCACCTACGTCAACAAAGACTATCGCGACAAGGCGGTGCTTGAAGGCAAGCAAGTGCGCCAGATCTTGGGTGTGACGATCATCCCCGCCGATGGCTCGGCGGCTCAACCCGATTATGACGGCACGACCTTCACCGGCGCGATGTGGTGCAAAAGTGGCCTCGGTTGGGGCGAGTTCTCACCGTTCCGTTCCGACATTCCGCTGCGGCCCGACAAGATGAACCGGCCGCATCCGCAAATGGAGCACTGGATCGGTGCCACTCGCACCGAAGATTACAAGGTCGTCAAGATCCTCAACAAGAAATAAACGCGCGGCCCGGCGGCGGCAGCGCCGCCGGACAGTCCCCTGCGTTCGCGTCAATGCAAGCGTCATCGTCAACCTAATCATGGAGGCCCATCATGGGCGTTGTCACAAAATACGGGACCGGCTCGCGCGATCCGTCCTCGCTCAAGGCAGTCGAAGGCATCTACGCGCAAGCCGAAAGCCGCCATCTCGTGTCGCAGATCGCCGTCACCAACGGCGACAGCATCGCCTCGACCTACCGCTTCGGCGAAATTCCCGCCGACGCCATCATCGATCCGACCTCGCTGCTGTGGACCGCAGCGCTGACCGGCGTCGCCGATTTCGACATCGGCCTGCGCTATCCGAACGGCGGCGCGGTGATCCTCGCCGATTGTATCGTCAACGGCCAGACGCTGGCCGCGGCCACGTCGGTCACGCTTGCCGCGGCAACCGGCTCCGGCATTGCCACCCCGGCCAACCAGCTCAAGCGGGCCTGGGAGCTCGCCGGCCTGGCGTCCAACCCCGGCGGCAATCTGGAAGTTTATGGCACCGCCAACGCGGCGGCGACCGCTTCCGGCGTCGCCAACCTGTTCCTGCGTTATTTCAAGGGCGCGTGATAGCCACGCAGGAAGGCAGCAATGCCCGACACGCCTCGCGCGCAGACCGAGACGGCTGCGGCCAACCTCGCCCTGGGGCTCATCAAGGAGCCTCCCATCGGCGATCTGGCCGAGCTCGATCAGCCTGTAGCCGAGGCGTGCCGGAACTGGTTTGGCGTGGCGCGCGACGAAGTGCAGCGCCGTGAGGATTGGAATTTTACCAGCACATGGGTCAATCCGGCAAAAGACCCGACGCCTTCGGTCGGCCCGCTCAAAAATCGTTTCCCGATGCCGCCCGACTGCCTCAAGGTGCGCGAACTCGATGGCGTCGAGGACGCCGCATGGGAAGTACAGAACGAAATCGTTGTGCTGGCCGGCGTCGAAGTCGAGCAAGTAGTGCTGGTCACCAACGAAGAAACGGTGCTTGCACGCATCAGCAAGCGGGTGACCAACGTCGCGCTGTGGGACCCGCAATTCCTGACGGCCTTTGTCGCGCAACTGGCGGAATACCTTGGCCCGCTGCTCGGTCGCTCCAGCGCCACCACGGATCGGGTCGCCGCGTTGTCCGAAAAAAAGATTTCCGCCGGTGCGC